GGCACAAAGTGTTTTGCGCCCGATCGCCCGGGTGTAAGAGTTGTCTACCGTGTAAGCATATTTTGGCAGCCAGGTATCCAGGCGTGGTTTTAGATCCCATTTTAAACCTGAAAGATAATTGCGTATCGGGTGATAATGCTTCCTAAAACCCATAACTACGATCGCCTCCATTAAAAGATCCTGGGGAAATTCCACTTTATACACGCGGGATAAGAAAAATTTTAAAAGGATAACATCCTCATCCGCCACGTTCGCGCCATTACTCGAGCGTTGTGAATACCAGGGGGCTTTTTCTCCTATCTCAATATTTTGGGTAAAGCTATTGTAACGGAAAAGATCTTCTAAACCCGGGGTAGTCCTTAAATACGTCACCGCGTTATTTAGAGAGGCCTTGATCACACCTTTAGTGGACATATCATACGCTACTGGCCCCAAGTCTGAATCATCTTTAACTACACTAACGGTTTGAAATAAAGCCGAGGGGTTTGCGTTCCCAGCCTGGCCTTTGGCATAAGTATAGGCGTCTTTAACCGTCTGGATCAGTTCTGCCTCTGGTACCGGCGGCTGTAATTTAACATTGTTGTATTTTTCTGATACTGTTTCTATACATTTTTCTATCGAGAGGCCAAGATCGCGCCCGCGGCATGCGACAATGTAAAGTGAAGTCCGCCGGTTTCCCTGGGGGACATCAGGCATTTCATTTATGATATCTGCAAAGCGGGCTACGTTTAAGGGGTGGTCATCAACAAAGCCGGGTTCTACTTTCGGGGTTTCCACTTCGGGTTTACCTATTATAGTGTCTAACGCGCGCGGGGCGGGTCGTACCCCGCCAGGAGATCCAAATACTACGCTATATTCTAGTTTAGTATCCGGGTGTATCGATCCCGCCCCGACAACGTAACATCCCACGGATAGAAAATCTATGCCCGGATAATCTTTGACATTTTTACGGATCTTAAATTCAGGGGGTTTAGTAAGATAGATATGAAAGCCGCCGGTACCTGTCTGTATTACAAATGTGTCCCTTTCCCATCCGGTTTCCAGGCCTAAGTCTACGGTGAGTTTAGCAAAGCTTTCTTTTCCAAGGGCTTTTTTCTTTACGTCGACATCGATAACCAGGATCCCCGCGGGCAAAACTACACCGTAATTTCCGGGGATATCTTTGTCATTTAACTCGAAGTTTGGTTCAGTTTTTTGCCACGCGTCTGCTAGGGGTTTCTTGCCGATGAGAGGAAATACCGCGAAACCGGCAAGAGCATATTGTGACACGAAATCTATTCTATTAGTCATGTACCATTTTTCTCCTGGTGAAAGGTACCTTTTACTATAAGGCTTTAAGTCTTTTTGTCAAGTAAAAAATTAACAAATTACTGCTTTTTTCAGTTCTTCGCTTTTTACATAAAAGCGTTTGCCTACCCGGATCAAGGTAATAAGCCCTTGCTTTTCCCAATTCCGGATACACGGCGCGGACACTCCGCACATAGTACCAGCTTCGGCCAGGGTAAAGGTCATCCCCGGTTCCAGCTTTTGAATCGCCTCAAAATTCGGTTTCATTTAGCCCCCCTTTATTAGTTTGATTTGTTCGTATTGTTTACTATACTTGATTTATTTAGCTTGTCAAGTATTTTTTCTTAGTTTGAAAAATATGGCATAAAGCCGGCTCTTCTTCATTTGGCTGAATTTCTTTTTATCGTCGGGATAAACCGCGGCCAGGACATTGATCAACTGTTCTTTTGTCCGCGGGATCCAAAAGGCGTTCATGCTATACCGCGGTAGTTATTCACTAGCCGGGCAATCAATTCAGCGTCCTGTTTTGTAAAGCCGCTACCTTGGTAAAACATACCTATCCCCTGGAGAGTGTACACTGAACAATTCGGGTGGCCGCAACTACATTTAACAACCGTGATTTTTGTATACACCGGCGGGTTAAATTCCTTGTGTAATAAATTTAAAGCCTCCCGGCACCTGCGGCATAACCGGCGTTGATTTTTTGGGGCGTCTTTTCCCGGCGTAAAAATTGAAAGACAGATAATACATTTTTTCATTTAATTTTCTCCTTTCAACTGTTTTTGGATCATTTTCTTGTTAGTGTAGGCTTTTCCCGGGCGTTTAAAAACTTTATGGTTCTTACTACCTTTTCTTACCATTGGTATACCTCGCAAAAATACCCGGCCGCTTGAGTGATCCCGGCGGCCGGGTACATATTACTTTTTTACTTCTAGTTCGCGGCCTTTAAGCTGATCCGCTAGTTCTTCTTTTGCATATTCATAGCTTGAATACCCCCAACAACTGTCGTGATCGATTTGCTCTTTCTTGGCATTGTAGTCCTCGAAAACAATACCATAAATATCCCCGGACAGGTAAGCATTCCAATCCTCAATTAAACTTAACGCGGCGGCCCGGGCTTTTTTCTCTGACTTCCACTCGACTTTACAGACAAATACTAGGCCTAACTGACTTACATCCCATTGGCGGTCACAAAAGTTCCCCTCATGTGATAAAGCTAAAACAACACCGCTGTGAATATAGGCCTCCAGGCCAAATATATGATAATCCTTAATATAATTGGCGGCCTCCTCATTTAATTCGCCGTTTTCGTCTTTGCCGCCATTGACGATCATCCGGGCCGTGTCTTTAGTGATCCCGGTATCAATAACTTCATTACGCTGTGTTTCTTTGTTGTACCTCGTTCTACTGCGGTCAACAGTAAAATCCCGGTGGTAGCCAACAAGAAAAAGCTCGTTGTCCTCGTTGTCCTCCGGGCTTTGTGGATCGCTGTCCTGTACTAGGTACCCGGCAATATAACCCCCTTTGACTTTTTTGATCTTTAAGCTGTCCTCGATCGGTTCGTGGGTAAATTCAAAACCGTCGTGTTCGTTTTCCCCGATATACTTCGTTGTGGTACATTTACGTACTGACATTTTGTGGCCTCCTTTTATATGATCCCGTTCTCCTTAAATTCCCGGATCAAGTTAAACCTCCGGGCCAGCCCTAAAAAATACGCTCTCCAGTCTGCCAATTCAAGATAACTCAATGATCGATCGCAGGCCCAGTGCTGCCAGTCAATCGCTTTTTGGCGCGCATCCACTTCCGTGTTGATCTTGGTCCTTTGCATTTTACCTCCGGCAAATAAAATATTCTGTCCCGTTTACGGTTTGACGATCTTCGTCCCCGTCCCAACTGTTTAGGATATGGCCCAGGCCGTCCAGGTCAATTACTTCCTAAATCCATTCATCTTTCCCGGACGTGGTATCTCCAGCGGCAACCGCGGCTTTCCAGCCGCAATCCTTATCACTTAAAATTTCCCGCGCCAATTCTTCGGCTTCTTCTTCGGTACCAACAAAATACAAGGTCCCGGCGTACTTATAATCATTACCTGATCTGGATACGCTCTCCAGCGCTTCGGCCGCGCTGATCTCTAAACTAAGCGCTAGTGCGTGAATTTCGTCTGTCATCTGATCCCAATCGGCGGGTGCTAGTTCCCGGACCGCTTCTTTTTCTTCTTTATCTATAATAACGCATAACTTTTCAATGTCCGGCCATAAATCAACCGGCAACGCGCGCGTCAACCAACCATGCCCGTATTTATAAGGCTTTCCGGTGTCCGGGTGCGGTACTTCATAAAGATTGATAGACTTCAAAAATTCGCATGCTTTTTCATAGTCATAATTTTTACCCGCGGCCCATATACTGATCACGGCTGTCTGTTCTTCGGTTCCGGCATTCATGTCATTAAGGTGCCATTTGCGCCATATTGCCAATAATTCACGTTGCGCAATCGTCCGGGGATCAATATTATCATCGCATTGGCCGCAGCTGCTGCCGGTTTCCCCGCTCATGCTAAACCTGCCGTCAGTTAATTCGATCTCGATCTTGGCCAGGTTTCCGGCCTTGTCTTTAAAACTGATCTGTCTTTTCATACTTCAACCTCCTATACAATAATAAAATCTCCCTCATTGTTTAGAATAAACCTTCCGCATTCTTGGAATGTATCAAATACCGCTATCATTAAATATCTACCATCGAACATTTTCCTTTTTACTATAAACATTTCTCCTCCCGGCTTAGCCGTCAATCGTTTATTTTCTTTTTGTGAACTGATCATATTTAGGATTATTGACGAATTCTATCTCATGCCCTAGCCGGGTCAATGAATCGATAATCCGCTGTGATACGGTGATCTTTCCGATTAAAAGTTGAACCTCTCCGGCCGCGGGTCCGGTGGGATAGACGCGCGCGGTACCGTATTTTTCTTCAATGTAGAAAGAAAGTTTTGCCATGATCTGGGCTCCTTAGCGCGTGGCCCGGGATGCGCTCCGGGCATGTTTAACTTGGTTTTCATAATGATCTAATACGGCCATAGAATAATATTTTGTCGCGCGATCCCGGCAGATATTTTTGATTTTATCTAGCCGGTTTTCTTTTTGCTTTTCGGTCATGTTTGCAGCCTCCTTTTTAGCCGCTCATCGGCGCGGCTTAGCCGTCAGGTTGTTTGATTTGTTTGATGTCTTTAGTATATAAGAAAATTATGTTTTGTCAAGGGTTTTCTTTTATTTTATTTTGTTTGATTTGTGTTGTTTGGGGCCATGTTATTTGTGTTATTTGTTTGGTTTATTTATTCTGTTCGATATGGGGTTAAATAATACTGTAAAAAGCTATAACATTAGTTTGTTTGATTTATTCGATATATAGCATAATAATACAACAAATATAAGTAGAGCGATTTTAGGGGTGTTTTCTTGCCCTTTATCGAATAAACCCAAATAATCAAAGAGAATGCATAAATAAAGTGCCTTCAAACAGCATAAATCAAACTAATCAAAATAAAATAGCCTCTACAAGCTCAAGGCGGCCCGATCGCGGCCCGGGCCTTGTCTGATGTATGCCTAAATTGGCCGCGTATGATCCACTTGTGCCATGTAACATATATGAGTACATACCCATAATCTTTTTAGACATGGGTACCCACAGCCCGGCCGATCGCGGCACGTGTTAAAAACAAAAACCCACCCCTGGGGTATTATTCGATTCCGGTGGCGTCCCTGCAAGGTACGGTGTCTGGCGGGGAAAACATGCCCCCTACCCCCAAAATTTTAAAAATTTGTAATTCAAAGAAATCAAAGAAACCAAAGACCCTCTACCCCCAAAATTTTAAAAATTTGTAATTCAAAGAAATCAAAAACTTCAAACCCCCACTAACATCAAAAAGAATTATCTTGACAAAATAACTTTTTTAGTTTATAAGTATAACCATACCGACAAGGCCCGGATTCCCGGTATCCAAAAAGTCGGCGGTGTACAGGAGGAACAAATGGTTGTAATAAAAACGCACGGTGAGTATTACTACAAAACCGAGAACGCGAAAGGCCGCAAACCTTTTGAGCAGGTGATCAAAGCACCTTCCTTAGAATTTTTCAAACAAACCGCAGTCCGCTATACCGGAAATGATGATGAGGGGAATTTAAAATTTAAAGAAACACAGTTTATAAATGTCAGGGGTATAATCAAGAAAAGGTTGCTCCCGATGTTGTTGGCGCCGCGCTTCAGTGATTTCGTACGCGTGCGTTCAGTCACTATCGACGAGATAGCGGATTCTAACGGCAGCCTGTTGGATCTCCCGGTGACACTCCAGTCGCGCAATCAGTTGATAGCCCTTTGTAAAGCGCGTAAGATCCCGGTAGACGCCGCGGGGTATTTGGATATCGACGAGCTCCGGACGGATATTATTGAATACCAGACCGACCCGGATGTGTTTTTAAGGAACATGGAAAAGAAGTCCAAGAAACGCGCGGAGGAGAAAGAGTTTATGCAGATGAACGATCTCATTCCCCCGGCGGAAATAGCTAAAGCCGCCCCCGGCGGGATCGCTGATCTATAGATATGCCGGATTTACCTTTGACGATCAGGGAATTACAGGGGCGGGTACAAAGTGTACCCGGCCTTGACGGCCAGATCACCACGGTCAAGCAGCGGTTTACACCACAGGAGATCGTGGATTATTTGAAATCCGCCCTCTCATCGCCGTATAATGGGAAGGACCCGAAAAAGTTAGGGATGTCAAAAGGTGAGGCGGCGTTTCTGTCGCTGGCCGAATTCGCCCAGGAGGGTGATGTCACCGCGCTGGAAACATTACTTAATAGGTTGCTGGGTAAACCTATTCAGCAAATTAATAGTTTGAATGTTTCGGCGAGCCTGTCGGAATTTTTAGGCTCCCTGGCCGCCGAAATGGAAAAGGTGGAACCGTTTGCGGATGAAGTGGATCCTTTAGGGGATTAAATTATGATAACGATGATCGACCAATCACCTCTCCTCAGCCAGTTACCCCCGGGACAAGTCGCCGTCCTGAAAAAGCTGGCAGGGGAACTACCCTATTATTCTAAGACGTGTTTAAAAATCATCAGTAAGGAAGGAGAGATCCTCCCTTTTGTTTTTAACCGCGCCCAGGAATATCTGCATAAGAGGATAGAAGAACAGAAATCCTGGACGGGCAGAGTCAGAATTGTGATTTTGAAAGGGAGGCAGCAAGGATGTACAACTTATGTCCAGGGAAGGTTTTTCCATAAGACCCAATTCAGGCCAAACCTGTCGGCGTATATACTCGCCCATCAATCAGAATCTACTTTAAAGATTTATGCCATCGCTTCGAAGTTTCAAACTAACTTACCCGCCGCGATAAAATTTCCTTTGATCAAAAATACTGAGCGTGCCATGACTATTGAGAACGGGTCATCTTATACTGTAGGAACCGCCGGTTCAGCTCAGATCGGTCGTGGCATGACTGTGCATCTATTCCACGGATCGGAAGTCGCGTTTTATGAGAACGCCGACGAACTGTCCGTGGGATTGATGCAGACGGTTGCGGATGTAAATGGGACAGAGATGATCTTTGAATCGACGGCGAATGGCCCCGGGAATTTCTTTTACAATCTTTGTATGGGGGCTGTCAACGGGAAGAATGGTTTTGAATTAATTTTTATCCCATGGTATTGGCAAGCGGAATATATGGATCCACTGCCGCTATCGGAGAGGGAGCTCACTCCAAAAGAAGTACAATACTTTGAGGCCTATAAAGCCGATGGTTTGACACTTCATCATCTCGCGTGGCGGCGGCGCAAGATCGCGGCGTTCGAGGATAAAGAATGGAAATTCATTCAAGAGTATCCATTTAATCCCGACGAAGCTTTTGTCAGGGCGGAAGGAAGATTTTTTGATTTGGCGAAAGTGTACGCGGCTCGTGGACGGAAACCGATAGATTCTTCCGTTGCGGCTTTGGTAGTTGGGATTGATCAGGGGCGTACGGGAGATGATACAAAGATCAGGAGAAGGAAAGGCAAAATCCTTTTCCCGATAGAAACTATCCCGGCCGATGACGGCCAGGAAAGAGATATGAGATTAGCCGGACGGATAGCGAGGATCATTGACGCCGAGCGTCCGGACAAAGTTTTTTTAGATACGACTAATGAACACGGAGCACTTGACAGGCTGCATGAATTGGGGTATAAGCAGATAGTAAGGGGTATACACTTTGGCGAACAGGCCATGGATAAGGAAAGATACCGGAACAAACGTACGGAGATGCACTTTGATTTTGCGGAGTGGATCCAGGATCCGGAATGTTCGATCCCGATGAATGAACAAAGATTTTTGTCCGAAGTCGGTGCCATCCCCGAAGCGAAAGAAACCAGTAATTGTATCAAATATTTAGTCAGTAAGGATGATATCAAAAAAGATCTGGGCTGGAGCCCGGATGAATTGGATGCCACGGTTTTGACGTTTGCCTACCCGGTGAAGCGGAGAGTAGGCGGGGTAGAAAAAACCTCAGCGGCAAAACAGCCAGGGCAGTGGAAATCGAAGTTAAAAAGTTTAAGGGGGGAGCGTGCTTAATATAATTGTTCGACAGGCGGTGGTTGAAGATATCCCTCGGCTTTATGAGTTAGGGTTTGGCGCGTACACAAAAGAATCTTTAGCGGCTTTTGAGATGGATCTCTCGGAAGAAAAGATTAAGACGGTGGCGTCTTTGGTGCTACAAGCTGGTTGGTCTTTTGTTTTAGAAGTGGACGATCAGATTGTAGGATGTATCATCGGGGCGTCCAGCCCGTTTCCGTTTTCCGACGCTCTTGTGTATGGCGAACTGATGTTTTTTGTCCAAAAAGAATTTCGTAAGTTTACCCGGGCATTTCTTACCCGGGTGGAAATGGTATTAAAGACCCGCGGGGTCGCTAAATTTATATTGGCTAATGTAGAGACTAATGACGGAGAGAAGATCGATCGGTTCTACAAGATTTTAGGATTTAAACGATTAGAAATCCATTATATGAAGTCTCTAAATTAGGAGGGTATATGCCAATATTTACATCAATAGGATTAGCACTAGGAGCGACGATTGCTGCCAGCGCGGGCGCGGGATTAGGCGCCTTTGCAGTAGGAGTAGCCGCCGTGTCTATAACAGCCGGATTAGTGGCGGCTTCAGTCTATTCATCTCAAGCTCAGGCAACTGCGACTAAAAAATCGATTGACGCGATGAACGCTAACCAGAACGCTTCAGATCAGTCTATTATTTCAGGATTAGCGGGGGTATCAGATGCCCAAAGAGAAGCGACTGCCGCGGCAGAAGCGGGACGTGTAACCGGGCAAGAAGCCGAAGATACAGTTGCCCAACGGTTATCCCGAGTGGGGAGATATTTTACTTCTTCACTAGGAGATACCTCTGCTCTGTCGACAGCCTCGCAGAAGGTGTTTAGTTGAGCACAAATATAGAAGCAATTATCAAAGAGTTCGGCGCGGTTAAGACCCGCCGGGCTCGGCGTGAGAAGATATGGGAGCTTATTGCCCGCTATATCTTTTTTAGGAAACAAGGATTTTCTTCCGACAGCGGGGAGGGAGATTTTTTAACACACGAAGATGTTTTTGATGACACCGCGTCATTAGCGTTAAACCAAATGGTTTCGTCGTTAGTCGGGGCGCTTTGGAAAAACGGAGCCCGGACTTTTAGGATTGTGAAACCCGTTAATGTTGGGGAATCCGAAAACGTAAAAATATATTATAAAGAGATCAACAGACGTATTGCCGCCCAGATCGAACACCCCCGCGCGGGGTTTGGGACATCTTTTCAAGAGTATATGTTGGAGAACGGCGCTTTCGGTACTTCCGGGATGGGAGTATTTGCCACTAAACA